GGAGAACGTTAAATCATATATCGCCTCTGCACAGTGTTTTATAGCGGAAATCAGTGACTTGAACCCCAACGTCATGATGGAGGTTGGCGGAATCTTAATGAGCGGGGATAAACGGCCGGTCTTCGTACTTTGGGATACACATTCCACAAAGAGAAAACCTGCTGATTTTGGGGATTGGCTTACCTTTTCTTACAGCGGCAGGGCTGCTTCACCAGACGAATTAGTAAATGAGATTACCAGCCATCTTATTGAAGGAGGCCGGATTAAAAATGCCCGCATTGAAGAGCTTATGCACCGTAGGAAAGAACTCTTTCTGTCACAGACACTGCTATCAGGCCTGCCGGAGATACAATTGAATGGCTCCCAGAAAGCCAGTATCTGCAATAAGTTTAAGACAGTTGACAGTTATGTATCCGCAAAGGAGGACTTGCTTTCTACTCTTGGTGTCAACATGCACATTTTACTGGGGCTCCAGGATGAGCTGAAAAAAGTAATGGAGGAGTGCCGCCGGTATGAGGGGTGATGCAGAACGATGGAAGCGGTTGGATGAGGCGGAGGTACGAAAGCAGAAACAAAAGAGCGCAGATGAACTGCATCATGACGGATATCAATTATATTGCCAATGTCGTTATGGACAGGCGGCAGCTTTTTTTGCCCAAGCATCATTATTAG